TCGCCTCCGACTGGTTCTTTATCAGCATACCTGTAAGATCCTTTGTCGACCAACGAGTCATAACTAAAATTATTTTACCACCTGGTTGCAGACGCTGACGTGGACCTGACGTGTACCATTCGTAGGCTGACTCTAACGCCGTCTTCGACATCGCATCCTGCTCCGAGTGTGGATCGTCGATTATAAGTAGGTCCGCACCACGACCCGTGATCGCACCGCCAACACCGGCAGCAAAATATTCTCCACCCTGTGATGTCTCCCAACGTCCCGCTGCCTTACTATCCTCCTGCAGTCTAGTCTGAAATATCTTTGTGTAGTCCTCCGAGTCGATAAGGTTCTTTGCCTTACGACCGAATCTTATCGCGAGCTCTGCCGTGTGGGTTGCCTGAATGATCTTGAGTTTTGGATCACGGCCCACCATCCATGCTGGCAGAAGATAGGATGCAAATTCTGATTTGGTATGTCTTGGAGGCATATTTATTATCAGGCGGTTTATCTCGCCCGACGCCAATTTATTAAATTTATCTGCGATGTGTCTGTGGTGGGACCCCTCTACAAAATCTGGCCACACACATTTGACAAAAGATAGGAAATCATTCTTGGCTTTATTCTGTATCTTTTTTTCAGCATGTAGCACTTGAAGCTGTTTGAAGGTCTTTCGCACATCTGCAGGTAATTTACTTATGTCAACCTGATTCAAGTCCATGGTACCAATATGTTTTCAGTATACACGAATGTGTAAATTAAGCAATACAACCTAGAGTAGTGGGACCCCTTTTTGTAAAAAAAGGGGGTCACCTGTTTATTATTAACCAACTTTGGAGTTTGTTTGGGACCCCTGGCCCGTTAGGGCCAGGGGTAAGAAAGGTTAGTCCAGTAGGACCATGTATGCTTTCGCATTATTCTTGCGAAACCAATCTAAATGTTCGCGCATAATATCCCAATGTTTAGACGCGCCATATCCTTTAGTCTTGTCGTCGAGTGTTGCCATAACCTCAGCTAAGAAAATGCAATCGTGTCTTCTTGCCTCTTCTTTTGTAAGCATAATAGACTCGCCACTAAATCTATTCTTACGTTCTTCTGTTCTGTTGTCTGTTTTTGTTTTCATATATCCTTTCTTGTTATAGGATAATCCTATCAACTTTGCCTAGTTTCGTCAACCTCTATTTTTGTTTCAACACGTCTGCCCCAATATGGAGTATCAACTGTTTCCTTAGTCACATTGATCGGTGTTTCAAGGCACTCGGTCCTCGGTGCAATGGTTATGATTTGTTGAATATAATCATTGGCAAAATTATCATAACATTGTTGACTACAGAAATAACTATACCAACCTCTGTTGTTTGAGTATATTTTAACCTTACGAGTTCTCAAAACCTTTGAGCCTTTGACACCTCGCACTCGGTCAACTGTATGTTTCTTATGGCAACTCGGACCATGACACCAATTAAAATCGCTCATAGTACCATACCTATTTTCATTAATACAAAGAATATTAAAACAAATGCAATATTAAAAAATGCTACTTGCCAACTCATTAATGCCTCACTTTCCATGTTGTAGTTGCAGTTCTATATCCATGTGCGTCCAAATCATAA